CTAATAATAAACTTAAAGATGTTGAAATTATTGAAATTAGGTTAGGAAATAAACAAGTAAAAGATTATGATATAAGAATATGTGCATGGGGAGGATATAAAGATGGCAATAGTGGAATAGGAAATGAAGTAAAATATGAAAATCAATATGCTAAAGAATTTTGTATTAAAGTATATAATGAAAAGTATAAAAATGAAATTATTGAATTAATTAAAAATGCAGATTGGAGAAAATTATATCCCATGACTGCTTCTCCTAATTTAACACAATGGCAAGTTTACAAATACATAAAAGAACAAATACCTGAGATTAGTTAATTGGTTAGGTAGATTAGTATAGTACAAGGGTGAAATATCTCTTGTACTAATCATATTATAAATATAATAATTTTAATTAAAGGAGGAAACTATTATTGTTAAATAGCAACATTAATTTATGGTTTGCCAAAAATACAAATAATGATATTGTCACTATTAATGAGATTGAAGTAAAAAATAACAAGGAAAAATATTATTGTCCTTTATGTGGATCAGAAGTAATACCAAAAGCAACAAATTCAAAATTAATAACTGCTCATTTTGCACATATAGATGCAAGTAAGTGTACGAGTGAAAGTATGATCCATTGGTGGTTCAAACATAAATTCTTAGAATTAGGAGATAAATTTAGAGTAGTATCTGATAAGGAAAGAGAATATGTTTGTAAAGAAATATTAGTTGAGCAATCTTATACTGTTGGAGATAGAATATATAGACCAGATGTAACTATTAAAACTGAGTGTGGTAATGTGATTTATTTTGAAATGAAATTTAGTAATGAGAAGAAGTTAAAAGATTACATAGATATATGGTTAGAATTAAAGAATATTGTGGTTGAAATTGATATTAAGAAATTAATGAGCAAGGATAAATTACCTGTGTTTAATGCATTGTTTTATGATGGTAAGTGTTTTAATGTTAAGAAGGGTGATTTATATCATGAAACAATTGGCAGACACAAAGAGAATTTATTCAAGAACAGTGATGTTAGTGATAAATTAAAAGAAAGGATTCAAAAATTAGATTGGTTTTGGGAAGAGATAATTAATTATAAGAAGGATAAAATAGATATTGAAAGTATTACAGATTTTATTGATTACTCTGAATCAGAAGATAAGAATTTAATTTTTGAAATATTATCAAATAAAAAATGTACTCCTATTTATGAAGATTACGTAAATTATAAAGTTAATTTATTTGAAAAATTAGCATCGGAATTATTTAATGATAATAAATATTTTTCTTTGGAAAAAATAAAATTAGGTAGAAAATATAAGAATATTAAATATAATGCAATATTAATTAAAAATACATATTTAAAAGAAAAACAATTTGAAATTTATAAATATGTAAAAGATGAATTTACTACATTGATAAAAGATATGATGATAAAAATAAATAACTTAGCACCATATTATAATATAGCAAATAGACTATGTTCTTTGATTGAAAATAAAAATAAATATATAGATGGGTTATATTTAAGTATTAGTAAAAATAATATTGAAAATAGTTATTTATACAGTATATCATTAAAAGAATATTGGCATGATAGTTGTGCATCAATTTATATTTGGAAAGATCGTATTGAAGATATGTATAATAAATATAATAATTTAGTGATAGATATATTAGATAACAATAACGAATCTGATATAGTTAGATTTATTACAAATGCAATAAATAAAGGTATTATAAGATATAAGAAAAAATCAATTTCAGAAAAAATAAGAATACAAAAAATAGAAAGAGAAAAACAGAAACATTTAATAAAAGAAATAAATAAAGAACGCAATGATTTTAAATTAATTCTTAATAAAATAACAAAGTTTTTTGATAATAATACAGATAAAATTATTGAGTATAAAAATAATTATATTTTAGATGACAAATGTAATCTATTATATTTTAAAGATTATAGAGGCATTGAATTTATTATACATGGGATAAGAAAATATTTACATGAAATAAATCCTATAGAAAAAAATTATTATTATAATGGATTTGAACAATATAAAGGCAATTGTAAATTAATTGTAATAAGTTTATGTTTAGAAAATAATGTTTATATGTATGAAACTAATGATTCTTATAAAATAACTAATAATAGAGGATATGAAGTAAAATATGAATTTCCAATAATGTTTAGTAATTCTGAAATAAATTTATCTTTTAGAAATATTGAAAATAGTAAACCATTATTAAGATATGATTTTGTAAATGCAACAAATAAATTAAATAATATATTAGATACTTTGTCTGACGTAAAATATAATTATTTAAAAGAATTGCCAGAATTATACAAAGATAAAGTATACTCACCTATTAAATTTACAGATGAAAATATTAATAATGAAATATATAAAACTTTATATCCTATAATATATTTAGTAGAAAAATATCTTAATGAAACTTTAAATATTAAATTAAATGTAGATTTTACCATTCAAGATGGTAAGAAACAACCTTGGTTAATTAAAGATTTTATCGAGACATTAGATAAGTTTAATATATATAATGTTTACAATATTATATAGGAAGGAGGATTTAATTTGGTAAAACAACAACAATTTCATGTTTTTAGATTAAGATCATCAAGATTAAAAGAATATAAATATGATATTCAATTAACTATTGAACAAGCAAGAAAAAATAAAGAATTAATTGCTTTAGGAGATAGTGAATTGCTTAGACAGATTAGAGAATATAAAAATATAGATTTAGATGAATTAAGTAAATTATCAAAAAGGAAAAAGTTAATTAAATCTAAACCTTCTTCTGATGAAAATATTGAAAAACTAAATAGTATTCAGGAGCAAATAGATAATATTTTATTTGTTCCTGAAGTAATTTCTATTAATATTGAATCTAAAAGTCAATATAATAAAATGTATTTAGATACTGTAAAGGTTAATAACAAGGTGTTTCGTAGATTTGTGTGTGGTAGTGGGCATGCACGTAATAGCAAGGTTTTATTTGTGGAAGAAGAAACTTTAAATAAAATTAGACCAAAATTAGAAAATGGATATGATAAAGAAAAGAAGATGTCAGCCAACAAATTTAATGCATATTTCGGACTTTATAGCAGTAACACAATTAAAGTTAGAGATTTAAGATTTTGCGTAGTAAAAGATTTAAAAATTAATATTAAGAGAACAGTTGATTTTATACGTCAAGAAGAAGGAAAATCATGGGTAGAAACAATTGAAAATCATCCTATTGAATTAAAACCTCATGACGGGGAGGGCATAATAACTATTAGTGGTTCAGAGCAATGGTGTGAAGATTTAGATATTAAAGATTATACTCCTGGATTTTGGGGCATTAGAAATTCGTATGTGAAAGGAATGCTTATAACATTTTTTATGGATGATTTTATAAAAGATGTTTCACATACTTCCGAATTTATTGATGCATGGGGAGAAAAAAGAGATGCTAAAAATTATGATATTTTTCTAACTACTAGTCAAGTTAAACTTTGGGACAATTATAAATCTTTGGAAGAATTTACGCAAAAATGTAAAGATAATAATTTGTCTTGGGGTATATGTCGTGTTCCATCTAAAAATGATGAACATTATGCGTTAACTAATTATCAGTACCTTCAAACATTAGATATGAATGATAATGATATTAAAGAATTATGTCAATTTAATATTGATTGGTTTAATGATATTCTTGGTGGAGATTCTATTAAAACTACTCTCTATTTATTAGGTAAAGGTATAAAAACAGTTAATAATATAGATGATATTAATAACCCTATAGTAAAAGCAATTTTACTTAATAATGAATTAGCAAGTGATCCATATATACAAAATAGAATAAATAGTAGTATTAGAAAGAGAATAAAACAGACATATGCAGGTAAAATACTTGTTGAAGGTAATTATCAAACCATGATTGCAGACCCATATAGTTTATGTCAGAGTATATTTGGTGAAGAGTCAGAAAAATGTATTGGATTATTAAAAGAAGGAGAACATTATTCTGCTTATTGGAATAATAAAAAAATAAAAAATGTAGATGCATGTAGAAGTCCTTTAACTCATTATTCAGAACATAATATATTGAATTTACAAGACAATGATATAGTCAATAAATGGTATGAATATCAAACTAGTGGTATTATCTATCCAACAAAAGGTGTAGATACAATTAGACATGCTGATAGTGATTTTGATCTAGATTTGGTATTTACTACTAGTAATCCAGTGTTTTTAAGAGGTGTCTATAAAGATATGTTACCTATAACGTATGATAAAAAAACAACACCAATTGATATAATTACTGATGATGCATTGTTTCAAGCAGATTTATTAAGTTTTAGCAATGATATTGGTATAATTACTAATTATTCAACTGATATGTATGCTATGTTAGCACAGTATCATAAAAAATCTAAAACATATAATACAATTTTAGAAAGATTAAAAATAACTAGAATGTTACAAGGAAATGCAATTGATAAAGCAAAAGGTATTGAAGTTGAAGATTTTCCTAAAGAATGGATTAAGTATCAAGTTATTCATTATCAAGATGAGTATAATGACAAAGGTGAGTTAATACATAAAGCAGATACATTAGAAGAAATTAAAATTAAAAAGTTTTTAAATAAGATAGTAATACATAAGAAACCTTATTTTCAAGGTTATATTTATCCTAAATATAAAAGTAAACATAAAAAGTTTATGGAAAAAGCAGAATTGTATTGTAAACTAACTTTCAAATGTACATTAAATGAATTAAAAAATAAAAGAAAGAAAACTAAACAAGAAAATGACTTTTTTAAATTTCATTATAAAAATATGCCTTTAAATACTTCTCCCTGCGTTATGAATAAATTGTGCTTTTACATGGAGTCTGTAGGATTTAATATTAAAGATATTTTAAAAGTAAATGTTGATTATAGCAAATATGTTAAAATTCTTAAAGATGATTCTATACCAAAAAATGAAGAAATATTCAATAATATTTTAGGTTTATATAAAATATTCTGTGAAAAAAAGAAATTACATTCTAAAACTTCTATACAAGTTAAATCTAAAGAAAAAGAAGGAAAATTTAATAAAGAATCTTATGATGAATTAAAAATGTTCTATCATCAAATGAGAAAAGATGCATATAAATTTTGTTCAAATACTGCTGAACTTATTAATTATGCTGTTGAAATTGTATATGAGTTAAATCCAAAAGATAAAAAAGATTTTTTATGGGATGTATTTGAGAATGATATTCTAGTAAATGTATTAAAAAACAAACAAGAAAAAGTATATCTACCTATTTTAGACGAAAAAGGCGATATTAAATATTTAGGAAATAGTTATAGTTTGCAGGAGGTTATATATGATAATATTTAATGAATTAGAGTATGCAGAAAATATGTTAAAAAGAGGATTTTTACAAGATAAATATTCAATGGAATTAAAAATATTAGCAAAATATTATAATAAGAAAAAAGATTTAAAAACAAATGATATAAAAATAAAATTAAAAGAGTTTTGCAAGGAACATTTAACTGGATATAATGAAGTTTTACATTTAGATATGATTATAAAAGCAACAACTTTTGGAGTACAAAAGAAAAATGTTTTAGTAATTATCCCTCCTATTCCTATAACTAAAATAGAACTTGAAAAAATAAAAGAATTAAATGATTTAGATTTAGAGAAATTATCATTTGTTGCGTTAGTTTTAAGTAAAATTAATAAACATATTCCAAAGAATACAAGTAGTAAATATAAGAAAAAAGAAAATATAGATAATCAAGGATATTATGTTAATAATTTAAAAGATTTATTTATATGTTCTAAAATAACATGTAATAAAACAAGGAAAGATATATTTATAGATCAGTTGCATGAAACAAAACTTTTTGGATTTACTATATTTTGCACATTAGAAGTTAATTTTGTAGATGAAATTAGTGAACCAGAAATTATTATTAAAAACTTTGATAATTTTATATTAGAATATTTAAAATACATAGGACATAATATTGCTTATTGCTTAAATTGTGAAATACCATTTGTTTGCACTAATAATCGTCATAAATATTGCAAGGAATGTTGGAAGATAATATGGAATAATTATAATGCAGAAAAACAAAAAGAATATAGAAAAAATAATAAACGTGTATGTTTAGAAAATACTAATAAACCATTATAGATAAGGTGTTTTATAATTTTAATTTGTATATTCTTATGTATGAATATAAAAGGAGAGTCCTTACCTATTGCTATTAAATAGTATTTTAAAGTAGGAACTGATTTATGCAGAAGAGAGTTTGGATTTAACATCCTACTCTCTTTTTGTTTGCCAAAAAACCAATAAAACAAAAAAATAAATTACAAAAGGAGAATTAATTTAAACATTGAAACAAATCAGTCAAAAAGAAAAAGAATGGTTAATCTCTAAAAAAATATTAAAAATGGAAAGGGGAAAGTACACTGACTTGACTACCATTTGCGGTAAAAAGAAATCTAGAAGGAAAAAACCAACGGTTCCCGATTACATGAAGGACAGAATTGATAGAGATATGTACAAGAAAAATGATGTTATTTAATAGTTAATAAATTAAATTAAATAACAAGTAAGTAACAAAATTTTCCAAAAAGGAATTGATTTTATGAAAGATGATAGTGAACGTGAAAGTAAACAATTAAATATTGAAGCAATTCAAAATAATAAAACAACAAAAATATTTCTAGATACAAACGTCCTAATGTCACACTCCTCTCAACTTTTCAATAAATACAAAGAAAACCCAAACACAAAATTTATTATTTCAGGTTATGTCTTAAATGAATTAGATAATCATAAAATGTCATTTGATGAAAGTAAAAAATATAAAGCAAGACAAGCAAGTAGAGATATAGAAGCATATCAAGATAAAATTGAATATGTGGTTAGAGAAAATAATTTTGAATATACTTTACCTTTGAGTTTTGATAAGTTATCAATGGATAATAAGATTATTGGTGTTTTAAATAATTTATATTTTAGTAATGAAGAATTCGGAAAAGAAAATGGAATTGAAATTTTTGCTTTAAGTAATGATTTATTATTTAGGCAAAAGTGTAGATTGTTAGGTATTAGATGTGATAAATTTGATGGTGATGATAAGAGTGATGATGGAAAATATAATGGATATAAAGAAGTATGTATATCTTCAGATGAAGAATTAGCAAAACACTATGAGACTTCTGAAAATAGATGGGGATTGTTGAATAATGAATTTTTAATTATCAAGGATAAAGATGGAAATGTTGTAGATAAACAGAGATATGTTGAAGGAAAAGGATTTTTGCAGTTAAAATCTAAACCTTTTAAATCAATATATTTTCCTGATTTTAAACCAAAAGATGAATATCAAATGTTAGCAATGGATTCGTTGATAAATGATGATTTAACATTATTATTTGGGAAAGCAGGAAGTTGTAAGACATATTTATCTCTATCTTGGATAATGCAAAATATACAAATCGGAAAAGTAGGTAAATGCATAATTATTTTTAATCCTGCTAAATTAAAGAATAATGAACAACTTGGCTATTATAGTGGCAGTAGAACAGAAAAATTACTCCAAAATAGTATCGGTGGTATATTATCAAGTAAATTTGGTGACATGACATTAGTTGAATCATTAATCAATAATGGTAAATTAATGATAATTCCTACTAGTGATATTAGAGGAATTGAAATATCAGATAATGATTGCCTTTTTGTTACAGAGGCACAAAATACAGATGCGTACACTATGAGAACAATTATTCAAAGAGCAAAAGAAGGATGTAAAATTATCCTCGAAGGAGATATGTTAGAACAACAAGACATTAGAAATAATGGAAGAAAAAATGGTATGCAAAGAGTTATTGATGTATTTAAAGGTACTAAATATTTCTCTTGTGTAAAATTAAAGAATATTTATAGAAGTCCTTTAGCAGATATTGCACAGGATATTTAGATTGATAATATAAATTTACTCCTTCAGACTGTTTCTCTGTGTGGAGTTGATGACGGAATGTTTCTCTGTCATCTTTTTTATTTTATAAGATAATTAAAATAAAGGAGATGAATACAGTTAAAATTGGAATATATACAAAAGAAGAAATTCAATTATTAAAAAATAATTATAATATCGGAAAAGATAATTTATGTAATTTATTAGATAGAAATTGGGAATCTATACGTAAAAAATTAGATAAATTAAATTTAGATTATGGTAAGGGTTGGAAATATTGGTCTGACGAAGAGATTAATATTTTAAAAACAAGTATTACATTAGAAGAAGCAATATTAAAATTACCAAATAGAAATTATAATATGATATTAGATAAATCATTTAAGTTAGGTATAAATTGGACTTCTTGGAGTGAAGAAGAGATTTGTATTTTATATGAATATTATTCTATTTTACCTACTTATGATTTATTAGAATTATTACCTAAAAGAACACTTCAAGGGATTTATATAAAAGCAAATAGACTTAATTTGCATAGATTAAAAATTGAAATAAATTTAGATGAATTATATGATTATTATTGTAATAAGGGTCTATTAATTAAGCAAATTGCTTTAATATATTCTGTCAATAGAAAAATTATTGGAAAATTAATACCCAATGAATGGAAGTTATTAAAAGAAGTATATATAGATAAAAACTATATTGTTGATTTATATCTAAATAATAAATTATCTTTAACACAATTGGCAAATAAATTTGAAGTTTCAATTAATAAAATAAAAAATATATTAATAAGCAATAATATAAAAGTTAGAGATGCATTTGAACAAAATAGTAAATTTATTGATGATACATTTGAAATTATTGATTTGTATAGAAATAAAAAATTAAGTTGTTCAAAGATTGCATTAATATTTAATACAACCAATAATACAATTGCAAGTTTGTTGCATAAAAATAATATTATTTTAAGAACACAAAAAGAAGAAATTGGTGGAGTAAACCATCATAATTGGAAAGGTGGTATTAGTTCTGAAAATAGTATTATAAGAAGTTCAATTGAATATAGAGAATGGAGAAAATTAGTATTTAAAAGAGATAATTATATTTGTCAATGTTGTGGAGGTAAATCTGGAGTTAATATAACGGCACATCATATTTTAAATTTTTCTGATTATATTGAATTGCGATTTGATATAAATAATGGTATTACTTTATGTGATAAATGTCATAATATTAATAAGTATGGTTCTTTTCATCATATTTATGGAACAAAAAATAACACTAAAGAACAATTAGAAGAATACATACAAAGATATAAATTGGGTGAATTTGATGATTTAAGAAAGAAAATTAGTTAATTAACTATAGATTATTAATATAATCATTATGTTCAAAAACGGGTTGTTTTTGTATAGAGAGTATCCATACTATCTATACTTTTTGGGAAAGACTACAATTGGTTGGGATTGTACGTCAGTGATTTAAATAAATAATGGTCGATAAAGGTATATATTCTATGCCTCTCCCCTACCCTATTATAATGTGAGGAATTGTATGGAACATTTAAGAAAAGACAATGAGAATTTTATAAACTATGCTGATAGATTATTAGAGAATAAAAGTTTTTATGATTTAGATAAATGTGAAATTTATGAGTTACTATATAATAAACAAGTTTCTTCAGATCATGCTAGAAAAGCATTAACTGTATTACAGATGACTATTGATGAATATAAGAAAAGTATTATAGATAGTCATGTACAAAATAGTATCAATGATAATAATTTAGAATCAGAATTAACTAAAAACTATAAAAACACTATAGAATTAAACAAAGACAATACGCAAACTAGTGAAAAATTAATTCAAATGTCAGAAAACGATGCAAAAGATGTTGAATTTCTTTTAAAATCACATGGTTATGATTCTAAAGTTTTTCAGTTAGTATCTGCTAGAAATAATATATGGAATAGTTACAGCAAGAAAGATGGTATTATGGTTTTATATTCAAGTAAAATTGTGGTTAAGCCAAGAAATGAAATATCTTTAGAAGATATTAAAGATCATTTTAATAATTTTATTAACAATTATAAAAGTCCTGTTCATACTCCTACTAGATATGATATTAATGGCAAAATGTTAGAAATTAATATTGCAGATTTACATGTAGGAAAATTAGCATGGATTGGTGATTCAGGTGAAAACTATGATTATAAAATAGCAAAAGAAAGATTTTTCTATATCTTAAATGATATTATAACACGTACTTCACATTATAATTTTAATAAAATATTATTTGTATGGAGTAATGATTTCTTTCACTACGATACTACTAGTATTACCACAACTGCTGGAACGAGACAAGATAGTGATATTCGTTGGCAAAAATTATATAAGATTGGAATAGAAATGTTGATTGAAGGTATTGATTTATTATCTCAATATGCTCCAATTGAAACATTTTATATTGGTTCAAACCATGATAAAATGACAAGTTTTTATGCTATTAATGAACTTTATGCTTGGTATAGACACAATAATAATATAATTATTAATATTGAACCACAGTCAAGAAAATATATTGAATTTGGTAAATGTCTAATTGGTTTCACTCATGGGGATTCAGAAAAAAAGAATAGAATTGGTAAATTAATGCCTATTGAAGCAAAAGAATCTTGGGGTAGAACAGAATATCATGAAGTACATGCTGCACATTTTCATTCTGAACAAGTAGTAAAAGAGGAAAATGGTATCATAATTAGATATATTAGTTCCCCTACTTCTACTGATAATTGGCATTATGAAAACGGATATGTTGGAGCAGTAAAGAAAGCACAAAGTTTTATTTGGGATAAAGATTTAGGATTAACTGATATTTTACATTCGGTAATTAATTAAAAAAACAAAGGGGTAAAAATAAATTATGAACATAACCATATCAACTGAAATAATTGATAAATTCTTTAATGAAATTGAACCAGAATTTATCAAAATTAAAGAAATGAAAGGTGTAACTTTAAATGAGTTAGACCCAAAAGAATTAAATAAATTCCACATTATCACTGGACAAAGATTAACATTTATGAAATTAATAATGGAAATTTTTACAATTGAACACAAAAAATCAAGAGATATTAAAGACTATGATCTATGTGAATATTTATTTCAAATTTTAAGAAAAATAGGTGTTAGTTTTGATGTGCAGTAAATTAATAAAAAATAAAACAATAAAATAATAGATTAATAAAAAATTAAATTAACAATGTAAAGGAGAGATTTTATTATGGAAGATATTTATAGTCAATTGGCATTAGCAGTAGCTACTATAATTTCAGCATTTATAGCTTTTGCAGGGAAAGCAATAGTTACTTTTATCAATAGTAAGAAAAATTTAATTAAAATTCAAACTTCTACAGAGCAAAATAAATTAAAAGAAACTATTATCGAAAATGTAATTAAAGCAATTAATCAAGAATTCTCTGATATGTCAAATAATATGAAAAAAGAAAGTGCTGTTAATACTATTGCAGAAATTTTTAAAAGTAAAAAACTTCCTATTGATGAAACTATGATAAGAAGTTATGTTGAAGCAAAAGTATCTGATACAAAAGCAAAAGTAGTTAAGGAAGTGGAAAATATTATTACTGAAAAAGCAAAGGAATTTTTAGTGAAGTAGGTTAGGAAGTTAAATATTAACCGAAAGGTAATATAAATATGGAAATATTAACTCCAATCAATAAAATAGTAGAAGAAATCAAACTTAATGCTTATATTAATGAACGTACTATATATCTAAATGATGATAATATTGATGAAGATACTGAATTTATTGTAAATAGAATGTTTGAAAAAATAGTAGAAAGAGATATAAAAAATGGTATTACACCTGAAAATGCAGAACCTATTATATTAAAAATTTCTAGTTATGGTGGTTCAGTTTACGCAACATTAAGTATTATTTCTACTATAGAAACACTTAAAGAAAATGGATATAAAATAATTGGTAAAGCATATGGAAAAATTATGTCAGGAGCATTTAAGATATTCATATCTTGTACGGAACGTATTTGCCAAAGACATACAAGATTTCTATACCATCAAGTTCAATCATATGAATTAGGAGATACATCAGTAGAGCAATCTAAAAGAAAACTAAAAGATTTAGAAGAATTGTGGCGTAGATGTCAAGATATAATTTTAAAATATACTAATATTACTCAAGATAAACTTGATAGTATTACAGAACATGATTTAGACGTTTCGCTTTGGCCTGAAGAAGCAATTATTCTAAAATGTGTAGATAAAATTCTATAGATATATGGGAGAAACAATATGAAAGAAAAAGATAAAATTAATTTAAAAACAGATTCACATTCCCTTACATCAGATGATGTAATTTTATTTTTTGAACCATTAGAAATTAATACATCTAATTTATCAGAAAATACAATACAATTAGATAAAAATGAATTTATGAGAGGATTAAAAGATTCTAGTTATGTTTCTGGAATTTATACTGGATTATTAAATTCAGGAATTTCTGTTGAAGATGCCGTTGAAATAGTTATTGGAAAATTAAATATAGAACATAGTCTTGAAGTGGCAAAAATTAATGCTAATGCAAGTATTGAATCAAGCAAAAATGCAACATTGGTTAAAGAGAAGGAAATGTTGTAAGATAAAACAACTTAGATTATAAATATAATAGTTATTGGTACATAATTATTAGTAAAATAAATTTATATAATTAAAGGAGAAATTTCACACATGAATTTATTTAAATCCGAAAGTCTATATGATTCTGATAATGAAAAATGGATTGAAAAGTATTGGATAAATGAAAAAGAAAATAGATGAAGTTTTAATTTATAATAATTGGATTAAAATATCACAACAAGATTTTGAGCAACTAATTGATAAAGAAAAATACAATAAAAATTATTACATACCACAAATGAAATATAATGGATTAATAGGATTAGGCAATGGATTACTTTCATATGATTTTTATATTCCTAAATTAAATTTATTAATAGAATTTCAAGGTGAGCAACATGAAAGATACATAAAAGGTTTTCATAAATCTTATGAAGATTTTCTTAAACAACAAGAACATGATAAACGTAAAAAAGAGTATGCAATAATTAATAAATATAATTTTTTGGAAATTTGGTATTATGATTTTGATAGAATTGAAGAAATATTAGATAGAGATATTATATAAAAATAAATATAGTATAATATAAAATGAGGATATATTTTTTGAAGTTAAATAACAATGTAGAAAATAACTCATCTAAAATTAAATTAGATGAGTTTTATTGTGCATTGTTTAATTAATTAATTACAATGTATAAATATGGGTAATGACCTACCATTGTGGAGGTATAATTATGGAAAATAAAATTATATGTAAAAATTGTGAAATTGAGAAAGAAGAAAACAAATATTTTTTATCTAGAGGGTATATTGAAAAATATATGCCTGTTTGTAAATCATGTTTTATAGAAGAAATTTATAAATGTAGTGATTTATTTGATGTATTTAAGAAATATAATATTCCGTTTATTTATAATTTATGGAATGTTATTAAGTCGAATGGTGATACAAAAATATATGAATATATGGATAGAATAAATTTACCACAATATAAAAATTTAACTTGGAAAGATAGTGTTTTAGAAGAAGATAAAGAATCAAAAGAAGTTAATTTTTATGATGATATAGTTAATAATCTTAAACAAGAAGCAAAACATTTGAATAATAGATTGACTAGATTTAGAGATAATAATGAAATGCAAAGTTATATAGCAACATTAAAATCATTAAGAGAAACATTAGATTTAATTAAAAAATATGATTGGAATTTAATGTATTCTGAGTATGGTGTAGAAAATATAAATAATCAATTAGTTACTGAGATTGCAGTATGGGAACAGAATCATGATATGCAGATTAGGAATCATAAGGTTTGGAGAACAGATATTGAGTATAAGAAACATAAATATATTGTTGATAATGAAATTAGACCATAAATTTATAGATTAAGATATATTAAGATATATTGAATCCACTTCTATTTATTTGAGGTGGATTTTATTATGTTTTAAGGTTTTAATGAAATTGATATAAATGTAAGATTTGGTAGTGATTTTTAAAAAGGAGAATTAAATATGAATATTGCAATTATTGATGATAATTATAATAATGCTATTATTGAATTAAATAAATTAAGTTTAAATTTAATTAAAATACATAAATATCATTATATGGATACTAATAATTATTTTATTTATATAGCAAATGAAAATTTAAATTGCTCTCATAAACCAGTAATACATAAAATAATTATATCTAAATCATTAGAATTTGATAATGAGTTTAAATTAATTTGTAATGCATGGGCAATAGGAAATTTAAAAATAAGCAATTAAATAAGGAGTGTGGCGTTTATTCCTAGAGTTAAAAAAACTGTGGCAACTACGCCACAACCTAAAAAAGAAAAAGTTATGTTTAAATGTGTTTGTTGTGGAATAGATAAAAATCAAGATAAAGATTTTTATAAATCAAATTCATTAATATTAAAAGCAAATAATCAAAGAATGGTAGTATGTCGTCAATGTGTGGTAGATTTATATACATATTTAGTAGGTAAACATAATGATTGTAAAATAGCATTATATTTTTTATGTAGATTGCTTGATGTATATTTTGAATCAAGTTTATATTATAGTGCAGAACAACAAGCAAATAATAGTAATAGTAACATTGCACAGATCTACTTTCAAAAATGCAACAGCCTCCCTCAATATGCCTCAAAAACATTTTCAGAGTCTTCCCCATTGGATTCTGATAAAAATATTAATATATTTGAAACAGAAATTAAATTAGAAAATACAGAAGAAGATAAAAAAAACAAAGAAGATGTAATACGTATTATTGGGCATGATCCATTTGAAAACGAAAATGAATCAGATAAAAAATACATGTATAATATGTTAATAAATTATTTAGACCAAGATACAATTTCCGATTCATTCAAATTACCAATATGCATAGAAATTGTAAAAAGTTTCAATCAAATTGATAAAATAAATCAAGCATTAGCATTATTAACAGCAGATGTAAATAATATACAATCTCAAACAGGTGGAATAAAAACATTAATAGAAGCAAAAGAAAAAATATATCGTTCAATATTAGCTATGGCTAAAGATAATGGTATTTCTGTTAATCACAATAATAACAAAAGTAAAGGTGGAAATACATTAAATGGAATGGTTAAAGAATTAAATGAAATAGGTTTATCTGCTGCTGAAGTTAATTTATTTGATTTAGAAACATGTGAAGCAATGAAACAAATTGCTGATTTTAGCAATAAAAGTATTTTAGATCAATTAATGTTCGATGAAAACGATTATGTAGATATGATTTCACAACAAAGAGAAATGATAAAAAAAATGGATGATGAATTAATTAAAATAAAAGAAGATTATAGATTACTTAAAATTAAATATAATAATTTAGAAAATGGTAATGAAAAAAAATAATTTAGTATCGGGGGTGGTTTGTTCTCATGGATTATTTTATTAGAAGTTCTAAATTACAAATTTCTCAGAGAAAAATGGAAAGTTATTTAAAATTAGCAAAAATAATTCAATGGGGTCGATAGCAAAGCACCTATAAAGTTTTGCGAAAGATTTTTTGGTATTGAATTTCTTGATGTACAAAAATATGTATTTATGAATTCATGGTTAAGACAATATAATTTGTGGTGTGTTACAAGAAATGGTGGCAAAGCATTAGCTTTAGATACTACAATTCCTACTCCAGATGGATTTAAAATAATGAAAGATTTAAAAGTAGGAGATTATGTTTTTGATGAAAATAAAACTCCAACAAAAATAATAAATATGTCAGACATATTTATTAATCATGATTGTTACAAAATATATTTTGATGATGAAGAAAGTATAGTATGTGATGCAGAACATTTATGGAATGTTTATGAATATAAAGTAAACAAAACAATTAAAACATCTGACATTTTTAATAATTTTAAATTTAGAAAATACAGTGTACCTTTAATAAATGATTTTTATAATAATGGAATAACTAAATATATTTCTTTTATAAGAAAAATAAATAGTGTTCCTACTAAATGTATAACAGTTGATAATCCAAAGCATTTATATTTATGCGGAGATAAATTTACTGTAACACATAATTCAACACTATCTGCACCTTTTATTATGGCAAAAGGAATTTTGATTGCAGGACATAATAGTTTTATTCTTAGTAATGTATCTTCACAAAGTCAAGATACATTTATGAAAATTGAAAAAATTGCTAAAAAAGAAATTGCTAGTTTTGCTGGTTTAACAGATTTCTTTATGGGTGAGCTTGTTAAATCTACTGCAAATACAGATGGTTTTACACATTCTCAATCAGGTTTTAATTATAAGTTATATAATGGCAGTCAAGTTACTAGTTTATCTGGCAGTATTACTAACAACAGGGGTAAAAGATCGCAATTGAACGTTTATGATGAGAGTGGATGGGTTGAAGAAGATTATGTTGTTGCTACTACACCATTTTTATTACAAAATTCTACATTTAAACTTGGTGCAGGTATTGATATAACAACATATCCACAACAAATTCCAAATCAAAGATTATTTATTTCATCTGCTTCTAGTACAGATAGTTATTTTTATAAGTTATATAAAGATTATTCAAAAATGATGTTTTTAGGAAATAAAAATTACTTTGCTTGTGATTTGAATTGTGAGATTATGCTTAATGCTACTTATAATGGTAAGATATTTGAAGTGCCATTAATTGATAAAAGTGAAATTGATGCAGAAATGAGGAAAAATAAGGAAAAATCCCTTAGAGAGTTTTATAATAAATTCTCTGTAGATGGGGGTGATAATCAACCTTTTAAAAGAGCAATGATTGTAAGAAATAGTGAAGTTAGATTACCAGTATTAAAAAACGAAGAACAAGGGAAAAGAAAGTTTTTAATAGCATACGATCCAGCACATGATTATAATAATTCTGTTTGTATGGTAGCAGAAATTATTAATGATAAGGACGTAGGTGAAAAATTAAATATTTGTGGTGGAGTTAGTTTTGTTGATGTTGGTAAAAAAAAGAAAACACCAATGAGGACACCTGAACAAATTGCATTATTAAAATTAATGATATTAGATTATAATGGCAAAGGAAATCCCGATTATGAAAATATAGAACAAATAATGATAGATAGTGGTTCTGGAGGTCATGGTACAACAATTGCTGATTATCTCATGGAAGATTGGATTGATTCAGAAGGAAGAAAACATAAAGGTTTTATAGATAAGGAAGAATGTAAAGAACACGTATCTAAATTTCCCAATGCTGTTGATAAACTAAAGTTATTAAGTCCACATAAATATAAAAAGGAAATGTTTGATGCACTATTAGAAATGATGAATCTTGATTTAATATCTTTTACAAGTGAATATGATTCAAAAGGATATTTACAAATACCTTCGTTAACAGGGAAAATGGTTGATGTAGAAGATGAAAATGGAAATATAATTAAAGAAAATGAAATTGTTTATAAGAAGGTTAAACTTGATTTTGAAGAAGAATTGGTGTTAAAAAATATTGATTTAGCAAAAGAAGAAATAATTTATACATATAGGTATAAAAATGGTGACAATTATAGATATGATACATCTAAAGAAAAAGTAAATGATGTTGGTTTTGATAGAGCATATTGTTTAGCAATGTTAGGATGGTATTTAAGAGAAGTAAGAAGAAAACATATAACAGGAAAGAAAAAACAACAAACAGACTGGTCTAACGTCCCAAAATGTGTTTCAGCAGTATCATTTTAATCTATCACTCCCCTACCCTACTCCATATAGGAGGTGAAAATAATAACACAAACTAACACAATAAACAACAAAACTCAAATAAATCAAACAAACAACAAAAATCAAAACATTCAAACTCAACAACAAGAAACAGAAGATTTTCAAATATACATAGCATCACAACCAGATCCAGATACAACAATTATAACTTCAACTCAAGAATTATCTCAAAAATGGTTAGAAGATGCAATGTATAAATTCAATAATAATTATCATCAATACTCTACGATACTAACAGAATCATCTATATCATCTATAGCAATTACGGATGATATGATTGATACATTAGCATTAAATGCACAAAGCAATCTAGTAAATATTAATCAAATAAATCAAATAGTTAAATTATTCATAAATAAAGATACTTTAATTGGAAAAGTATATGAAACTATTGAAAATAATATAAATACTGATTATAAATTATCTTACAAAGATTTTTCTAATAATAGAAATAAAAATAAAATATTAGAAAAAGCAAAAGAAATAATCAATGATTTTAATTCACAGATAAATATTAAATCATTAATCAGAAAGTCAATTCCTATTGCTTATTCTGAAGGCAATTATACTCTCTATTTAAGGAATAAAAATGGTAATTATACTATTGATACATACCCTTTAGGTGTAATAGAAATCAGTGATTATGAAGTAGATGGTGAACCATATTTACTTTGTAATATTAATGAATTAACAGGAAAACTTAGAAAAATATATACAAAAACTAAAAAAGGAAAGAGTTTGTTTTTCAAAGATATTAAAGAAGAAATAGGAAATAATTATCCTGAAGAAATTTATAATGCTTATATTAATAAAGAACAATATGCAAAATTAAATATTAAGAATTCAGGTGTTTTAAGAGTTAATAATTTAAACAGGAAATATGGGTTAACTCCTATCTTTAAATCATTAAAATCTGCAATAATGTTAGATACATTTAATAAGACAGATAAAATAAATGCTAAAGCAAAAGGGAAAAAGATTATATTTCAAAAACTCAGGAAAGAAGTATTAGGACAAGATGGAAGTAATAAAGCATTAGAAGAGATGGCATATGCACATGATTCTTTTATGGCAGCATGGAAAAATGATACTGTAGTTTATACTGGAGCTGCATTTGTTGAAGATGTTAAATATGTCGAACCTAAAGTTGATAATGTAAATACTGATACAATTACTTATTATAAAAGTGAAATGATGTTGGCGTTAGGGATAAGTTTCTTAAATCAAGGCAATCAAACAACTTTTACATTAGCAAATTTAAGTGTAAAAGAGTTAATGAGATTAATTAATAAAATATCTGAACAATTAGAAGATATAATTGAAAAATGGTATAAATTAATTTTAATTGAAAATGGGATTGATATTACTTTTTCACCAAAAATCAGTATTATTGACAGTGAATTCATGGAGATGGAAATTAAATTAAAATTAGTTGAAATTTTATATTCTAAACTTAATTGTTCTTTTGAAACTGCATACTCTATTGTTGGTATTGATATTAAAGATGAATTGCAAAAACGTAAAAATGAGAATGATGAAGGATATAGTGAAATTTTCTTCCCTCATCCTACAAGTTATAATAGTAATGGCGAGAGTGTGGATGGCAATATAGATGATCAAGGAGGAAAACCAAAGGGAAATGCAATAAATAAGGATAATATTGACCAATTTGATAACTACAATATAGAAAAGAAAAATAATAAGAATTAAATTGGAGTGAATTATTTGGATAAAATATTTTATTGTTATTCTAAACCTTTGAAGGATTTTTTAATTGAAAATAATGAAAGATTTATAGTTAAATCAATACATGAAAAAACAGGTAAAAAATATTGGGTGTTTATAGGGACTAAAAAATTAAATAATTTATTAACTGTTTGGAGAGATAGAAAATAATCTATCTCTTTTTTATTTAGAAAATATGTTATGGAGGTATGTAATTTTGAAAATATGGACAGAAGAAGAAGTAAATTTTTTAAAAGATAATTATTATAATTTGCCATATAATGATTTAATTTCTACTCTTAATAGAAGTTTAAAATCTATTCAAATGAAAGCATCTAAATTAAAGTTAAAAAGAAATAAAAATGTAATTGTAAAGTCTAATTCTTGGACAAATGAAGAAACTAATATTTTATTAAGTTGTACAAATATGTATATTGATGATATTGTAAATTTATTTCCAAATAGAAAAAGAGAATATATTTTAATAAAATGTAATCAATTTAATATAAAATATGAACCTAATAAAAAACAAAAACATTGGACTGATGAAGAATTAAATATTTTAATGAATAATTATCAAAATAAAACTGTAAAAGATATTTCTAAAATATTGATTAGTAGAAATCTACAAGCGATTAGAAGGAAATGTTCTGAATTAGATTTAAATATTAATAAAATTAAATTGCATTACGGAGAAAAATCATTTTTTGTTTGTAAAATGTGTCATATAGAAAAAGATTATAATGAAAATTTTAGTAAAAATAGTTTGGTTTGTAAAGAATGTTGTAATAAACAAACAAATATTAACAAATATAAAAACAAATATGATATTACTTTAGATTTTAATTTGATGTTTAATACTTATTCTCCTGAAGAATGGTATGATTTTTATTATCATAAAAATATGGAAATGTTTCCAGAGAAAATTATTAATAATTTTGAATCAATTTGTAAAATATTTAAACATGTAATTAATAATTGTTTAGGATTGTATTCTAAATCTGAATTATTAACTATATCAAGAGAAATGTTAAAAAAATATAAAATTGTTTATATTTTATATAAATATAATTTAAAATTATATGAATTATTTAATATAATATTTCCAGAATATGATATTAAAGCATGGGAATTATTATGCGGAGTACCATGTAAATTTTGGGATAATAAAGATAATGTAGATATGTATTTAAAATGGTTTATTAAAACTAAACTGCAAATTAATACAGAAAGTGAATTAATTGAAAATTTAAAAGTATTTTCAGTGAGTGGATTACGTAATATAGAAAACCATAAATTAAATAATATATTATTTAAAACAAATTTTTATGAATCTTATTATGAATGGCTTTCTTCTGCTTATCCTAATATTAAATTTAATAAAAATGATTTTATAGTTCCAATATCTTTTGATGGTAAAAAATTAGATTCAATTGAAGAATTAAAAATATATGAATTTATAAAAAAGACTTTTAATTTAAATATTTGTCCTACTCAAAGAAATAGTAAATATAAATTTTTTAATAAATTATATAATGAAAATTATATTCCAGATTTTATTATTAATCATAATAGAAATATTAAAAATATAATTATTGAATATTTTGGTCTTTGGAAAGAAAATCCGAAAGGAGAAATTTATATAAAATATCATAATAAAACAATTAGGAAAGAAGAATATTTTCGTAATCTTCCAGATACATATTTTATATCTTTTTATCCAAGTGATTTAAACCAAAATTATAGAGGTATTAATGAAAAAATAATTAATCTTTTAAAAATTATTTAAAGAGGATGTATTATATGATATTAAAAATTAAATGTCCAAATTGTGATGAAAATTTAATATTGAATATTCAAGGAAATAAAGTGGTATCTGTATTGGTGGATACTACTTCTTATGTTTCTGATAAAGATATTAAAGATGTATTGAAGAAAAATAATATTGAGTTTGGTTAAATATTATTAGTATTTAAAGGAGGTGAAAATTATATCTGACAAAATTAAATTAGATGGAATGTTAATATCATTATCTGAAAGTACAGATGGTACTAGTCTTGAGGGCAAATTTTTAATATGCCCATTAGATGAAGCAAATGCAAATGGTGTTGGTTTGAGAGATGTTGATTTAACTGATGATGAGAAAAAAGGTTTAGAAAATCAACCTGTAGTATGTAAAGTTATTAAAAATGCACAAGGTAAATATGATTTTACTGGTCACAACCTAAAAGTAAAATATGAAAAAAATGAAAATGGTCAATTAGTTAAAAAATATGAATTTGACACTAACCCTATTGGCTTTCATACTTCTGCATCTGTAGAAGAAATAGAGATAGATGGTATTAAAAAAAAATGTATTGTTGCTACTGCAAAATTATGGACTAGATATGACAAAGCTATTTCTGCATTAGCTAGAATTTTAGACGAAAAGAAAAGTATTAAAACTAGTTGGGAAATTTCATATGCAGATAGTTATACAGAAGATGGAACTAAATGGTTAAAAAGTATAGTATGGCTTGGAAATTGCGTCCTTGGGGAATTCATAGAACCAGCCTATAAAAATGCTGGTCTAATTGAATTATCTGAAGAAGACCAAGAAATACAAATTGCTATGGCATTTACTGAAGATTTAATTAATGAAGAAAATAATAACTATCAAGAAGTTAGTAATTTAGAAATAACTAATGATAACATTGTTAATTCAGAAGTTGAAAATTTAGAAACTAATAATCAAGAAATTAATGTGGTATCTCAAATAGATGATAATGATTCTATTGATGATATAAATATTGCACAAGGAGGTAATGATATGCCTGAAAATGGTAAAGAAGTAGTTACTGTAGTTACCGAAGTTTCTGCATTAACTGATAACGACCTGTATACAAAGGTGAGACGTGCCATTAACAATTCTGATTCCAGTAAATGGTATTATATTGCACGATTATATCCCTATGAGTATAAAGCATACGCATATGAATGGGATAGGGAAAGTGAAGATCATTATGTTGAATTCTCATATACAGTGAATTCAGATGATACAATTAGTATTAATTCTCAAAAAGAAGTTTTAATGATGTTTATTCCTAGAGTAGATTATGAAACCCAAATCTCCCAATTAACAGAAAAACTTTCTTCTACCGAAAAGGAGTTAATTGAAGCAGGTAAAGCAGTTTCAGAATTAACTAAAGGGAAAGAAGATTTTGAAACTCAAATTTCCGAATTAACAGTATACAAAGAGAAAGTTTTAGAATTAGAAAAAGCAGAACAAGAAAGAGAATTAGCAGAAAAGAAATTACAATTAAAGAGTTTTGCAACAGAAGATAATTTAATTGAATCTGCTGAATTAGAATCTAATGAACAAATTGTCACTATTTTTGCTGAATTAACTCTTGAAAATTATGAAGTTTGTCAAGAAAAAATTGAGTTAATTAAAGGTCGTAAAGCAATTGAAAAGTTTAAATTAAGTAAAAATAATGTTGATTCTAATACTGATACTGCTAATAAAACTGAAGTTGAAGTATCAGCAATTGATAATACTAATGTAAAAACTAATTTAAACGATGATGAGGATGAAGTTAGTCCCACATCGGTTATGAAATTATTTTTAAACAATAAATAATTAATATAATTAAAGGAGGAATTTTAATATGTTGAGAAGGTTACAAGTTATTTCTAACAAGAATGCAGATGCAATGAACAAAGCTGCTGTTGCAATGAAAAGAGGTATGATGGTACAGAAGGATTTAGCAAATAAAACTGCTATTCTTCCTACTACTACAGAAGGACTTTATTTTGTAAATAAAGACAACTATCCTATTGGTTTAATGTCTCTTGAAGGTGAATTAAGTGATTATGATACTAGATTTGAAAGTATTTCTGCTAACGAATTTGTAATTCTTGAAAAACCTATTTCTGGTGAAAGATATGCTACCACTGAATATGTTTCAACTGATTTATCTGTTGGCAATTATCTTATTGTTGAAACAGCAGCAGGTGAAACTCAAGGTAAATTAAAGAAAAATGCTACTGCAACTGGATTTGTTTATGATGGCACTTTTTCTGATAATGGCAATACTCTTGCTATTGTTCAAGTATTATAAGATTATAAATATAATAATATAGGAGGTTAAAATAATATGTTGAAAACTGAAATTGCAAGTTTAATGAATGAATCTGGTAGAATGTTTGATTGGGCTCAAAAAGTTGAATATAAATTGAATATGGATTCAGAAGATAAGGAAATTTCTCAAGTTGTAGATGCGTGGGCAAAAGAAATTGGTGAAAAAGGTGCAGATCCCAATCTTGAAATTTCTAATTACATAATCAAAACTGTTGCTCCTGAAGTTTATGATGTTCCTGATGAATTGCTTGATGCAATGTTTGATAGAGGTAGTATTGGTGAATTTGATGATTATAAAATAATTGAATCTGCTAAAAATACTTTAGTGGCACATGAAGCTTCTAAAGGTGGTACTGTAGATAAGTCCTATATTGATATAAGCAAAACTGTACCAACTTGGAAACATCGTCAGATTGAGAGTGAGATTAGTTATGTTGATTTAAGACGTAATGGTTTTAAGACTATTGCTGGTCTTACTGTATTTGCCGAAGAAGCATTGAAAAACAAATTATTCTTTGATGTATTCTCTATTGTTGATGCTGCTATAACTGGTGGAGATCAAGTAATTAATGCTGGTGCTTCTTTAACTATTACTGCAATGGATGCTCTTGCTCTTTATTTAGGTGAAAATGGTGAGAATCCCATGTCTGTATCTTTAACCAAATATGCTCAAGCAATTGCTAAAATGTCTGGTTATTCTACTTTTATGAGTGATAGAATGAAAGAAGATTTTAATAGATATGGTCTAGTAAATCTTTACAATGGTGTTAAAATTGGTGCTATTTCTAGTGCTAAGAAAACTGGTGACAATCAAATGTTACTTGCTGATAAGAGAATCTATGGTATCGCAGGTAAGATTGGTTTATTGGATATGAGAGGTCAATTGAGAGTTTACCAGACTTTTGATAATAAACGTGAGGTTGTAGAATTGAAATTGACGGGGTAACTGAATAGTTAATAAACCATGCCCCCTTTGTCGAGTAATTGGCATAGCAAACAACACATATATGCAGGTAATGCCTAAAGCCTTACACCACAATATAACTGAAAAGATTATATGATGGGACGAAAGTAGAAAAAACGTAAGGATGGATATATGGTTAAATCCTAAGTATCCGTAAACAATGGCTGTTCATGCAGGGAATTTCCTAAGTCTTCTTAGAAGATATGGATTGCCCTCAACGACTAGAGAGAAATCTCGTACACCATAAGCGATTGATGGTGGAAAAGTGTTGCTCCTTATAAATGAAATAGGGATGGTGAAATAGTCTGCGCTCTATGTGAAAGCATAGGAAGTTCGTAAGAGAACTGCTTAGATATAGCGAATCTAGGTGAACACGTATAATAGTTTTTATAACTTTTATACATTGGTTTGAATATGGTTTAGTAATCAATAAAATCGAGAAAATTGCAAAAGTAGTTATATCTTAATATGAAAATGAAAATGAAAAGGTGATTGTTTGCCTTTTCATTTTTTATTTTTCGGAGGTATTAATGGTAAAATGGAATATTGAAACCGTAAGAAAATATATTGAACAGTTAAATTATAAATTAATCACAACAATATATAAAGATAATAAAACTCCATTAATTTTAGAAGATAATGAAGGTTATTTTTATACTATAACTTTAAATAGTTTAACAAATAATTGTGATCCTATGAAATTTCATAAATCTAATCCATACACAATTCAAAATATTAAATTATGGTTAAAATTAAATAATAAATCATTTGAATTATTAAGTGACACATATGAAGGAAACAAGAAAAAATTAATATGGAGATGCTTAAAAGAAGATTGTGGAGAAGAATTTGATCTATCATTAAATGGTATTACTTCATATAATCAAGGATGTTCATATTGTGCTGGTAAAAGAATATCTATATCTAATTGTTTAGCAACTAAAAATCCTGAATTAGCAAAACAATGGCATCCTACTAAAAATGGAAGTTTAACACCTTATGATGTAACTTGTGGGTATGATAATAAAGTTTGGTGGTT